TAGACAGTATTGATAAATTTACTAGTATCAACAATATGAGCTACGGATCGAGGACGAGCGGGTGGAAGGGGCCTTGGGTCGGAATCGGCAAGACTGCTCTCGATCCGACCTACTCATGGAAGTCTGCTTGCAGGTCGGTTGCCGAAATATCAGGCGAGGTCGGCGGTACCGCTTACGTTGAATGGAAAAACGACCTAGGCTACAACACCGCTTGGAATATACTGGTCGGCTTAGGCTACGTCGACGATGATAATTGCGGCGGCGTGGATCCACGCGATTGGTTAACGTGGACATGGGAGCTCATTGCCGGTGGGACCAAAGCATGGTGCGGTACGTGCGTAGGCCCCGTCCCACCGGCGGGAGCAACCGCCGGGTACGAGATGGTTGATAATTTTCAAAATTGGACCAATGGAGTCACCGCGAACTTCACAAACTATCGAACATGTAGGCTTGAGGTTAACAGCGGCGTCGTGAGTTGGAAGTACAAGGATGGGGCGGGAAGTTGGACGACAATATATTCTTCTCCCAGAACTGTTGATATAGCGGGGAACAGTAATCTAGTTGCATGCGTCTTAGTAAAATCACCTCATGGATCGGGCGCAACCCCCGAGAATCTCAAGCTCTACGGAAATTTAGTTAATACATAAATAAGTAATTTACACAACCTTCATGAAGATTTAATCTATCAGTGCTACTAATACTATAGTTCGCAACTATTTAATTTAAAGTGTGGTTTTGTGTCGATCGAAGTAAGTTGCCACAGGGAGTGAAATATTAAATTATGAGTGGTTGGGCGTTTATAGGGTGTGGTTCTGGAAGTGTGGCACCAGATTACTGTACAGAACCTCTTTCAGCTAGTGTCATAGTCGGTTGCTCTCCTCTCTCTATTTCTGCCTCCCAAGTTGACGTGACCAGCAGCATACGTATATCTGGATCTAAGCAGATAATGTTTGGCGCGCTTGGCAGCAGCCAATATATTCACGGGGATGAAGCTGGTAATACACTGACCATGCATGCTGACGGCGATTTACAATTCGACTGCGGCGGCGATCGTATTAGTTGGAGGAACTCTGGAGGAACATCCGTAGGAGAGATGAACACCCTCACCCCTGGCGCGTGGATATTCAATGATTCTACGTCGACCGAGGTCATGCGAATAAACAGTAGCAGACACTCACTATTTGTAACAGGCCCGTCGATCTTGGGCAACGAAGTCCACTTGGGCGCCGGAAACCCGGGCAACGAAGTCACAACGAACGGCTTGCTACAAGTCTCCGGAGGGATGCAGTTTGGAATTAGCTCCTCTCTTGCTAGCGGCGGAGGTATCGACCTTGTTTATCAGCCGTTTGTTACGACGGCGAGTATAAATGTTACAAATGTGGGTCGCACCTATGTTGTTTTCAGCGGATCGTCGCCCTTAACGGCTACGTTGGGGCCCATTATGCCAGGACGCCTTGTTAATATCAAGCGTCACTGGGCTATGGGCCATGGCGTAGAAATCGAGACCGCCGGCGGAAATCAAATAGATGGAGCAGCCAGCCTAACGCTAACAAGCGCCGGCGATTCTGTTACATTGCTTAACTTGACAGAGACAACCGCCAGCATAGCATCACATTGGCATATATTTTAGGAGAAATTGATGGCATATAAATTCATGAGAGGTAACATAGTCATTGGTGGAAATCTGGGAGTTGATACGAAGCACCCTCTAGCTAAATTAGACGTTAACGGATCTTTAAGTGTAGCTACGCGGTACCTAGGTGATGCCGGCGATCCGCCGGTCTTCACTCGCGACGCGGACACAGAGGACTTTCACTTCGACATGGAGCCTACGACGACGCCCGTCTCTGTACAACTCCCCACTCTAGCTTCGAGTGTTGGGACCATATATAGTTTTAAGAAAGTCATTGCCGGCGGGAACACAGCCACCGTATATGCGCAGGCCGGCGAATGCATCGATGATGACTGTACAGCGGCTCCCTCGAAAGCTAACGTTACTTTAAGCTCGAATGGAGAGGCTATTATTCTAATTAATGCTGGAGGCCGATGGCGATCGATCGCGCATATGACATCAAATCCATAGAAAAACTCCCAGCAACGTAAGGACGCGAGAGCGACCAAAAAGTAATTCAAATCGTCTTTTCTTTGTCTTAATAACTAATTAAAAATGTAAAGATGTACTGTAGGAGTTAATTTATGTCTTCATTATTGGAACAGGCCATTGTAGATGCGACCGCACTAAAAGAGGCCGCATTAAAAAATGCCGAAAACGCAGTTTTAGAGAAGTATTCTCTAGAAGTAAAAACTGCCTTAGACACCCTCTTGGAGCAAGATGAAGCTCCTGCGGTGGATTCTTCTTTTTTGGATGAAGTGCCACTCGCCCATGAGGATGTGGACATAGAAGGGCTCGAAGATGATGAAACCATTGAAATTGACTTTGATGACCTCCGAGCGCGCCTGCACGCCGAAGAAGAGGCTGGCGTTGAGCCAGAGGCCGACGAGCTTATGAGTTCGGAAGAAACGGCCGAAGAGATCTTTGGGGCCGGCGAAGAAGACCTAGGCGCAGAGGCTCCCGAAGATGACCTAGATATGGATATGGGAGGCCTAGCTGAAGAAATAGAAATTTCTGATGAGCTAGTAGATGCCCTCGCAGAAGAATTAACGGTTGATGTGGCTGCCCGCCTTGGAGGCTGGGCCCCCGTTGCTAGCGGTGAAACGTCAGAACATGTTGCGGAGATGGAAGCAGAAGAAGAAGCTGCAGCCGCCCAATCACAAGAAGTTACTGACGAGCAAGAAAAATATAGATCCGCAGAACTTTATGAAGCACTAAAAGAACATAAAAATGAAATTAAAGATTTACGGTCTTTGCTCGGTGAAGCAAAGACTCAATTGAATATTTTGATTTTGGAGAACGCCAAACTCCTTTATCAGAATAAGGCTTTGAATAGCACCTCCTTGAATGAGCGACAACGCGAAAGAATTGTCGAGGCTGTTCGAAATGCCAGTTCGGTAGAAGAAGCAAAGGTCTTGTTTGAGACTCTTCAAAGCGCAGTGGGTGAACGTAAAGTTCGCCGCTCAGAATCACTTCGCGAAGTAGTAAGCAAGCCTACCGCCTCAATGTTATTATCATCGAATGATTACAAGAGCGGACCGTCTTCTACAGCAGTCGATCCTACCATGGATCGAATGTTACGTTTGGCAGGTTTGAAACAACAATAATAAAGGAGGATTTTTAAAAAATGTCTATTGTTCAGAAACTAACTGAAGGCATCATTAATCGAGATCTCTCAAAAGAGGGCGCGGCTCTTATCTCTAAGTGGGAAAAGACCGGACTTCTAGAGGGCCTTGAAAGTGATCACCTTCGAAATGGAATGGCCTCTTTGCTTGAAAACCAGGCAAAAGAACTACTCCGTGAGTCATCCGCCATGTCGGCTGGTGACGTTGAGGGCTTTGCAGCTGTTGCATTCCCCCTCGTTCGCCGTGTATTCGGCAATCTAATCGCTAACGATCTCGTTAGCGTTCAGCCCATGAGCTTGCCTTCTGGTCTGATTTTCTTCCTAGACTTCACGGTCTCGGATGAAATTGGTGCAGATAATATCGCGACAACTCGTTTGGGTTACCCCCCAAACACATCGTTCTATGGTGGAGGCGTTGTTGGTGCTGGTATCACTCAGGGTGTTAACCTCGATGGGGTTAACGCTGAGCGTGGTCCGTATGCACTTAACAACGGCTACTCGTCACCGACTGGTTCTAACACCGCCGCAGTCACAGCGTGGCCTGTTCTAGTTTCCGGCACCGCCGGCGACCACGATCAGCTACTTGCGGCTGACGGTGTTCAGACCTTGGGTACTTTGACTGGCTTTGATATGGATCTTATTTCTGGCACAACGACTGTTGCTGTCTTTGATATGCAAATTCAGAGCACGGTCGCGTCTCCCGGTGCTGACGGTGTTATCGGTGGTACGACCATTGCTGACTTCGGATTTAATTTCGATGATCTGACCGCGATTCAGGTGAATACCGCCGCCGGCTTCGGCGTGTGGAACTCCGGAACGTTGGCTCGGCGCCTGTGGCGCTTTAGTTCGGCGTCTTTGGCTGGGCCCATTAATGATCGCGCTGCGACCAACTTCTTGATGGTCGTGTGTTCATACGATGGTGCTTTCTCGGCTAACGACATTGTCGCTAGTGTTCAGGCAGAAGCGGCAACGTGGACGTGGCCGATGGTTGATAACTTCAACAACTCTGCAACGTCTCTCGGAGCCATTGCTGGCCACCCCGAGTGGGGACTGGAAGGTAATGAGAACATCCCGGAGATTGATATTCAGATTGATTCCGTGGCTGTTACTGCGGTCACCAAGAAGCTCAAGGCCAAATGGACTCCAGAGTTGGGACAGGATCTTAATGCCTATCACAACTTGGATGCCGAGGTCGAGCTTACTCAGATCCTATCAGAACAGATTGCTCTAGAGATTGACCGTGAAATTCTTAACGACCTCGTTAAGGGTTCTACGGCTGGTTTGCGATATTGGTCGCGTGCCCCAGGTACGTTCCTCAATCGTGAGCTTGGTACTCCTCTTAACATTGCCGCTGCTTTCACCGGTAATGTGAGCGAGTGGTATGAAACTCTGGTTGAGACTGTTAACGACGTTTCAGCTCAGATCCACCGGAAGACTCTCCGTGGTGGTGCCAACTTTATTGTCTGCGGACCTGAAGTTGCCAACATCCTAGAGTTCACCGCTGGCTTCCGAGCCAATGTCGCTGTTGATAGTGATCGAGGGACTGCCGGCGCTGTTAAGGTCGGTAACCTCTCTAAGAAGTGGGATATCTATGTTGATCCGTACTTCCTCCGAAACGTAGTTTTGGTTGGACGTCGGGGAGGTAGTTTCCTAGAGTCAGGATATGTGTACGCTCCGTACGTGCCGCTCCAGACGACTCCCACCATCTTTGGTGTCGAAGATTTCGTGCCCCGCAAGGGTGTCATGACTCGGTACGCCAAGCAGATGGTGCGTCCCGATATGTATGGGCTGGTTGTTATTGCTGATATGGAAGGCTAATAGCTAGATCCTTATTTGGATAAATAAGTGAAAGCCCCGGCTCATTAGAGCCGGGGCTTTCTATTTATGATAGAACCACTATTTACCTTGAGGATATTATATGGCGCTTCCAGTTTTAAGACCAAAGTCTACAACCAATAAAAACGTTTTGCCAGCGACGGGCTCTGAGTCTAATGTGGCTGCGACGTTGCCATTTGGGATATACGCCGCTGTTCCTCAGTTCCTATCTGGCGCGGCAGATCAGGTTGCCTATACATATAAAAAATTGGGCGGCGATGTTCTAGATATTGAATTGACACAGGGTAATATTTATGCAGCCTATGAAGAGGCGGTCCTAGAATACTCTTATATAGTTAACGTACACCAATCAAAGAATGCTCTGTCGAGCTTTTTGGGGCATACAACCGCCTCCTTTGACCAAGACGGCCAGATAGTAGCCGGCGATGGCCTGGCGGGCACGGAGATAGAACTTAAATATCCTAAATTTGATTATGGTTACATGAGGCGCCTCAGCGACCGTGCAATTACTGAAACGGCACTAGGGGGAACAGATAATATTTATTCCGGGTCGTTCCCGACTCATGCTGGTCAGCAAGATTATAATGTACAAAGTATAATATCGGCATCCGCGGCCAACGACGCCTCGGTACCATATTTTGGAAGAGTTGGAAATAGAAAAATTATAATTCGGAGAGTCTATTATAAAACCCCGAATGCGATGTGGCGTTTCTATGGCTATTACGGAGGATTTTCTGTAGTGGGGAACCTACGAACCTACGGGCAGTATGCTGATGATTCCACATTTGATATTGTGCCCGTTTGGCAAAACAAACTTCAGGCCATGGCGTACGAAGATGCTCTTAATACTCGGGTTTCGCACTGGTCTTACGAAATCAAAAATAATAATCTAAGAATATTTCCTCAACCAAATTCCACGTTCCCTGGCAGCCTTTGGTTTAATTTTACCATCCCTCGCGATCCATGGGAGGAATCAGAACCAGACCGCACAACTGGCATAGAGGGTATCAACAATATGAATACGCTCCCATTCCAAAATATTGCGTACACTAGCATTAATTCAATTGGCAAGCAGTGGATTAGGCGGTTTTCTTTAGCTCTGGCAAAAGAAATGTTGGGCCAGGTCCGAGGTAAGTTTAATGTAGTGCCTATTCCGGGTGACAATGTGACCCTAAACCACGCAGATCTCCTGGGTCAAGCAAAAGCAGAGCAAGACGCTCTAAGGGAAGAACTCAGAACAACTTTTGATGAGCTTACATATGCCAAACTTGCAGAGGTGGACGCCGTAATGGGAGATAATACTGAAAAAATGTTGGGCGATATTCCGACCGGCATATTTGTAGGGTAGATAGATGGGAAACCCAGATGACAAATGGACACAACCTGACGCTCCCCCTCCTCCCATGTTTTTTGGGAAAAAAGAGAGAGATCTGGTTAAGCAAGTCAACGATGAATTGGCCGAACGAGTTATTGGTCAAACGGTCCTCTATTATCCCATAGATTTAGACACTACAAATTTTCATCCGTTGTACGGAGAGTCACTCCACAAGACATTCCTGCCACCTGTTCGTGTATACGCGTATGTGGTGGTTGAGAACGAGCAGAAGAACGATAAATATAGTTATGACTACCAAACAAAACTAACAATTAATTTTCATCGTAAGCGACTTACAGCAGATCAAAACTTGTATGTACGAGTGGGAGATTTTGTTCAGTATGGTGACGAATTGTATGAAATAGTTCGCACATACAACGATACGAGATACTATTTTGGCCAAGTGGATCATAAATTCCAGATCAGTGCTGAGTGTGTGCGCGCACGGAGAGGAACGTTCAGGGGCATTAACGATGGCGCCAACCAAAATGGTGCACCATCGGGACAGGTATAGGAGATTCAAGTGCCAGTTAAAAAAACACAAGACGAATTGCAAAACCAGACGGCCAATAGATTTAATTATGTGGGGTCTAAAAACGTACAGGAGAAATTACATGAAATTGTTTTTATGCCCTCCACCCTAGAGACGATTGATTTTGCTTTATATAATTTTGTTAATGATACAATGAATCTTTCTACCACCACTAACGAAGGATTTAATAAGGTGCCGGTTATATGGGCTAGCGCTGAAAGATCTTTCCAAATTAAAAATCGAAAAAACATCCGCGATAGAGAAGAATCGCTGATTCTCCCACTGATTACGGTGGAACGAAAGACTGTGGTAAAAGATCCACAAAAACGCGGCGTTCCATATGCTAACTTATATCCAGTGAACGATGAAAAAGGTGGAACGATTACTATTTCTCGCCGCATAAATCAAAAAAAGACGGCCGAATTCCAAAACAACTTTGCGCGTAGGCGTTATGGCGTAGGCGGAGCTGTCAGATCGGGATTAGAGAGCACCAATAAAAGAAATATGTCTACGCAGAGAGTAGTATATGAAACAATTACCATTCCTCTCCCTACTTGGATTAATGTAACCTATGAAATTAGCCTAAGAACTGAATATCAACAGCAACTTAATGATCTTCTCCAGCCGTGGGTGACTGTTTCGGGGAATAGCACGACTCCTCCCAGGATTGAACATGATAATCACAAATTTGAAGTGTTTTTGGAAGGAGACTACTCCAACGCGAGCAACGCTGGTAACATGGAGATGGCGCAAAGAAATTACGAGACAGTTATATCCGCTAGAGTATTAGGATATTTAATTGGCGAAGGGGACAACCAAGAGAGGCCGAAGCTTGTTCGAAGAGAAAACGCCGTTGAATTTAAATTCGCGCGCGAACATGTTATTTTAGGTGATATTCCCGAAAATATTGATAGTAGAGGATTTTATAGAGAATAATACTGTTAGGTCGCTCTCGTACTATTTAATAATGAATAACATTAGGTTGTTGATCGAGATTTAAAGAGGAGATCTCCTAGTATGTCAGTTAAGAAGTTTAGGTTTGTATCGCCTGGCGTATTTATTAATGAAATTGATAATTCGCAACTTCCGGCATCCCCAGCGGGGATCGGTCCGGTTGTAGTAGGCCGAGCCCGTTCGGGCCCGGGCCTCCGTCCCACAAGAGTTGACTCGTTTTCCGAGTTTATAACTGTTTTTGGTAATCCTGTCCCCGGCGGCGGGGGTGAAAATAGTGATATCTGGCGCGATGGGAATACGGTGGGGCCCACTTACGGACCATACGCAGCCCAAGCCTATCTTCGCAATAGCTCTCCTTTAACTTATATTCGTCTACTGGGCGCCGAAAGCCCCGACAAAACTACCGGCGGAGAAGCCGGCTGGGCTGTCGATAGCGCAAACAGCACCACGGGCGAAGGCGCCTATGGGTTGTTCGTTTTTAATACGGGCTCCTGCGCCCCGTGCTGCGTCGCGGCAACCGCCTCGATCGTCTTTAACGGACCAGGGCCGGCTTCGAGTTCAGGACCACCTGGATCTGGCATTGACTTCTTCGCAATAACAGCTTCTAATGGATATATAACGGAATGGAGCCCAGCCCCTGCCTTCGGCGCCCTCTTGCCACCTCACCCTGGCCCGGGAAATGTATATTTCGCATCGGGAACAAACAATACGGATTCGGCCGCCGGCATGCTTGCTGCGCATGGCCTCGCGGGTGGCCCCGGCACGCTAGGTTTCCACATGGACATACCAGGCCCCGCCGACACGGTAATGATGATGCAGGGCCAATGCGGCGCCTCCGGCCATAATGCTATTGTTAAGGTTGAAACCGATGATCATCTAAGTGCATCGGTAGCCGGCTTTGCTGGCGGAACGGCCGAAGAAAGATCAATTAGGGGCGCCCTGGCAGCAACATTTTATGTTGCAGATACGTCACTTGCCAGCGTGGCTCTTACTGGAACCCTTGCTGGGAGCACCGGTTCGGTAACTGGTACGTGCGGCCTTGTTGAATCAATCGGAGACTACGAGTATAACTTAATTGTTAAGAATCATGACGGCAGCAATGATTTAAAAACTGCTTTTAATTTTAATGAGAGCAGCTCAAAGTACATTCGGAAGGTATTTAACACCAATCCACAACTTACGAATGCTCAAACAACCGACAATGAACTTTTTTACTGGCTTGGGGAGAGCTATGAACGCCACCTGAAAAGCACGATCCCCTCGGGCCATACATATGCGGCCCTGCTGCCAATGGTTCTGGCGACCGTGCCTGCAAATCACACCGGGGACCTTGAATATCCATTGATATCGGCACAAACCCCATGGTTCTTCAGTCAGGATGTCACCACAAACACGGGAAGTTATACTCCCGCCAACATGACCAACCTGTTTCGGATACATGCGCTAGACGAGCCTGGATCCTGGACTAGTCAGAATCTTAAGATTTCGATTGAAGATATTAAAGCCTCAACGAACGACTCTACGGATTATGGTACCTTTACAGTTAAGGTGCGACGACTAAGTGACTCAGATAACGTTGTACAAGTGGTCGAGCAATATAACGAGTGTAACCTTAACCCGAATTCCTTGAACTATCTTGGTCGCAAAATAGGCGACGTGGAGACTGTATGGGATGGCACGGAAAGGCGATATCGCCAACGGGGACAATATGGAAACAGCTCTAAGTATATTCGCGTAGAAATGGATTCCACTGTCGACCGCTCGGGCCCACCGGATGCTCAAATGCTTCCCTTCGGATCTCGCGGCATAGTTAAATATACTGACGTGACCATCGAGAATGCTTCGGGCCCGCTCGCTACGTATATTGGGCGAACTGGATCGGCATTTGATGTCGTCCAGCAACCCGGCGCCGTAGCCGGCACCTATTTAGTGCACCGGCTAGGAGGCCCCAGTGGAACTTTGTCAGCTTCGATACGATTCCCGACCCCAGCGATGCGCGTAAGCGCCTCGGACGGCGGAATAGGAAACTTTAAAGATGCTTACTTCGGTTTCGCGGTAGGTAGATCAGCAACGAGCCTCCGTTTCGAGAGGTCGAATCTTGATCTCCTGCGACCCCTAGGTGGAGTTGGCGCCGCTAATCAATTTAATGCTACCTCAGCGGGATGCGAGGCAAGCGTTGCCTTCTCTCTTGATGATGTTATCGCGACCGGCGGTAATGCCAGCTGGCTCGAGGGATCTAGAGCAGCTGGGACGAGCACCACCGCAACTGGAGGCTCTTGGGAAGCTGTTTTGAACGCAGGATTTGATCGGTTTACCGCTCCTCTGCATAGTGGCTTTGACGGCCTTAACATTATAGAGCCGGAACCATTTAACAATACAGATTTGGGAGCGGTCCCTAATGAGTTTGAGAACTATGCTTTTAACAGCATCAAGAGAGCCATCGACTCGGTAGCCGATCCCGAGGCTGTAGAAATGAATTTGGCCACCATCCCTGGTCTTACTCAGGCGGGGCTTACCACGCAATTATTAGACACCTGTGAAGCCCGGGCCGACGCCCTAGCTGTTATCGATTTAGAGGGCGGCTATGTTCCCGTTACTGAGAATACTCAAGACTTTGCAAGTCGACGAGGGAGTGTTGGCGCCACCATTAGCGCGCTACAATTGCGCGGCTTAAATTCAAGCTACGGGTGTTCTTACTATCCATGGGTACAAATGCGAGACAGCATTACCGGAATGATACTCTGGGCACCCCCCTCTATTGCGGCACTGGGGGTTTTCTCCAGTTCACAAAGGAGAACGGAAGTATGGTTTGCTCCTGCCGGTTTCAACCGGGGTGGGCTGACTGTCGGAGCTGCAGGGGTCCCGATTATAAATGTTGTCGAAAGGCTTACTCGCAAGGATCGCGACAATCTTTATGAGGCGAATATCAATCCAATCGCTAAGTTCCCGGCTGAGGGTCTAGTAATCTTTGGACAGAAAACACTTCAAGTGACCCCATCGGCCCTAGATCGAATTAATGTACGACGACTCTTGATTTTCCTCAAGAAACGAATTTCACAGATTGCCACTCAAATTCTATTTGAGCCCAACATTCGTAAAACGTGGGATCGATTCACTGGTCAGGTTAACCCCTTCTTAGAAGAGGTTAAGACAAACTTCGGACTGTCTGATTACAAGCTCGTACTCGACGATACTACTACCACTCCGGAGTTGGTAGACCGAAATATCTTGTACGCGAAGATCTTCTTGAAACCCACCAAGGCCATAGAATATATCGCACTTGATTTCAATATAACAAGAACGGGAGCCTCATTTGTAGATTAATAAAGGGAGTATTTTAGATACTTCTACTATTTAATTTTAGGAGAATAAGACATAATGGCATTTTGGAATTTAGCATCATCAGAACCAAAGAGACAACATAGATTTTTGGTTAATTTTAGCAACCTGCAGACAGAGGATGGTCAAACCTTCCAAGAGTACCTCGCCATGACGTGCGGAACACCGGGATATAGCATCAATGCTGTGACCCACAAGTTCCTGGGGAACGAATACCATTACCCAGGTACCGTCACGTGGGATGAAATCCAGATCGGTATTGTTAACTCTGTGAATCCTGATGGAAACTCACTTCTGTATAATGCTTTGATGACTTCGGGCTATCTTAAGCCCGACAAACAGGCTGATGCCTTTAATTCAGGCGATCCTATCGGGACTGTCAACAAGGCCCAGGCGCAGTCCGGCCTCGGAGATGTAATTATCCGCGAACTCGATGGCGAAGGCGTCCCTGTGGGCACCTGGACCCTGAATAACGCGTGGATTACAAGCGCTAAATTCGGCAATTTGGATTACGGCGCGGATGCTATGCTGGATATAACTATAGGCGTTAAATATGACTGGGCTACGTATGAAACCGGCCAAGCGGCAGGCCTCGCAGGCGTGCTCCCCGCGTAGGTCTTATCGAGAAGAAAAGAGGTGATGAGTGAGTAGACGAAACAATGAGGAGCGCCTTGGAGCGCCCCACCCGGACAGTAGCCCTCCCCCCGCAGTACAAAAAGATTCAGAAGATATGTTTTCCTTTGTGGTGCCTACAGAATTTGTAGATTTACCAAGCGAAGGAAAATATTATGCAGAAGGCCATCCACTTTGTGGACAAACATCTGTTGAAATAAGACATATGACGGCCAAAGAGGAAGACATCTTAACTTCCGAGAGTCTTTTGCGTAAGGGCTTAGCAATTGAAAGATTATTGCAGGCGCTCCTGGTCAATAAATCGATACGTATCCCCGATCTCTTGGTTGGCGATAAGAATGCTTTAATTTTGGGCGCTCGTATAACCGGGTACGGTCCTTTTTATAAGACCAATATTCTTTGTCCGGCTTGCGCCGACAAACAAGAGGTGGACTTTGATTTAACCCTTATCAAGACCAAGGAGAGCGATTCTGTCGATGGAGTATATGTTTCCTCGGAGACCAAAACATTCTCATTGACATTGCCCCAGTCGGGTGTTGAAGTAGAGGTGCGTCTCATGACAGGTCGCGACGAGCGTCGTTATCTAGAATTGACGGAGACCAAAAAGAAGAAAAAGCTCCCTGAGGCTGGCTCCACAGATTTACTAAAACTTCTGATAGCTTCCGTTAACGGGAGCAGCGATCCCCAGGCGGTAAGCAAGCTAATACAGGCTCTCCCCATAAAGGATTCGCGCTACATTAAGCGAGTATACGAGTCGATAACTCCTGATTTAGACATGACTTTACAATTTGAGTGTTCAAGTTGTTATCATGAGGGAGGTGTCCCGGTACCATTAACCGCGGACTTTTTTTGGCCTAAGTGAGGATTATCTTGAAGCCGTTTATGAGGAATTATTTGTTTTAAAACATTACGGAGGATGGAGCTTCATCGAAGCATACAGTCTGCCTGTTCAGCTTCGTCAATGGTTTGTTAAAAGACTCATTAAAGA